GTTTAAGTTTGCTATGCACCGCTCATGTGATGTTGCCTATGGTGCTCCCGAAAAAAGAAAAAAGATTATTTCGTCTGATGCCAGTTTTGTCATTATTAATTATGACGGGGTGGAGATAGTTGCTGACGAGATCGACAAGAACGATTTTGACCTGATCGTGATTGACGAGGCAAATGCCTATAAGAATGTGACAACAAGACGCTGGAAGACTATGGCTCAGTTGGCTAACGCAAACCGCTGGTTATGGATGTTAACAGGAACACCTGCGTCACAATCCCCTGAAGATGCTTACGGATTAGCCAAACTAATCGCACCTAGCAAAGCCCCTAAATTTTTTGGTTCATGGCGGGACAAGGTAATGGCTAGGGTATCCCAGTTTAGATGGGTAGCCCGACCAAATGCCGACGAGTTGGTACATGAATTACTACAGCCCGCCATACGATTTACCAAGGAAGAATGTCTTGATCTACCTGAGATGACCTACGAGACTAGGGAAATTCCCCTTACAAAACAACAAGATAAGTATTACAAACAGATGAAGAAGCAAGCCCTGATGCACGCCGCAGGCGAAGAAATATCAGGTGTAAATGCCGCCGCCGTATTAAACAAACTCCTACAAATAAGTGCAGGGGCGGTCTATTCGGATACAGGAGAGGTTGTGGAATTCGACTGCTCTAACCGTCTGTCAGTCCTAGACGAGGTTTTGTCTGAAGCTAGTTCTAAGAAGATTCTCGTATTCGTGCCATTCCGCCACGCAATTAATGTGGTGTCAGACTTCCTGAGCGACAAAGGCTACTCCAACGAAGTCATTAGCGGGGATGTTACAGCCAGCAAGCGAACCGACATCTTTAGAAGATTCCAGTCAGAGCCATCGCCCCGTGCCCTCATCATACAGCCACAAGCTGCCAGTCATGGGGTGACCCTTACCGCAGCATCAACCATCATTTGGTTTGGTCCTACAACAAGTTTGGAGACGTATCTACAAGCAAACTCCAGGGCACACAGGCAAGGACAACGCAATGCAGTAACTGTAGTACACCTACAGGGTAGTCCCGCTGAGAAGCGTATCTATAGTCTTCTTCAATCGAAATTGGATGTCCATGAAAAGATTATATCGCTGTATAAAGACTTGACAATGTAAAAATTAGACACTAATCTAATACAAACGAGAAAGGAAAACACGATGGAAATACAAGATAGAGAAGAGATAGCAGAAGAGAAGGAAGCCGTAGAGGACGAATCTCTTGAGGGTATGGTTAAGGTTTATCTTAAAATCAGAAACCATTTGAGGGAAGCCCAAGCCAAGTTTGCCGAGGAAGAGGCTTCTATTAAGGAACAAATGGCTACCATTGAAGAGCACTTCTTAGAGCGGTGCAAAGAGATCGGAGCCAAGAATATTAAGACCAAGCACGGGACTATTATCCGTATGGTCAAAACCACATATTCAACGGATGATTGGCAGTCATTCTACGAATATATTGATGAGCACAAACTGTATGAAGTATTACATCAGCGTATTCATCAAGTAAACCTGAGGACATGGTTGGAAGAACACCCAACTCTAGTGCCCAAGGGACTCAATGTAGTAAGTTCATTTTCAATTAGCGTAAGGAAAACCAAATGAGTGAAATCACTATTTTCAAAGATGCAGTACCAGCCCATATTAAAAACCGTCAACTAGACGACATCACCACATCACTTGCAGGTTCAAGCGGTGCGAAACGAATCTCGATTCGTGGCGGTGTATTCCGTTTAATCGACGGCGGTCAAGAGATTGCAGTTAACGAAGACCGTTCTATGAACTTTGTTATTGTCAATGCGGCACCAAATGTCTCACGGACTTTCTACGAAGGCACATACGAAGAAGGCAAGAATGTGGCACCAGCGTGTTGGTCAGGTGACGGAGTTAGCCCTGATAGTTCAATCGAGTCACCACAGGCAAAAACCTGTATGGACTGCCCACAGAATATTAAGGGTTCAGGTCAAGGCACCAGCCGTGCTTGCAGATTCAGCCAGCGTTTAGCGGTTGTGCTTGAGAACGACATGAAGGGTGATGTGTATCAACTAACCCTACCGTCACAGTCTATCTTCGGCAAACCCGAAGGAGATCGTATGCCTATGCAAGCATATGCTAAGTATCTAAAAGCCCAACGCACTCCCATCACTGTTGTAGTAACTGAAGCCAAGTTTGATACTAAGTCGGCTACCCCCCGCTTAACATTCAAGCCTGTACGTTGGTTGACAGATGATGAGATAGACGCAGCTATTTCACAGGGCAAATCTCCAACAGCTTTGTCTGCGATTACTATGACCGTAGCTCAAGCAGATCGTGTTGAGAGCGATGCTGAATCTATTGCCAAGCCAGCAGTTGAAGAAAAAGAACCTACTAAGCGTAAGTCGGATAAACCAACGACTGAAACTAAAAAGGATTTAAAGAACGTTCTTGATCAATGGGCTGACTAATAGGGGGTGCGGGGGCAACCCCGCTTTGTGATATGGAAATCGGATATACAAAAAGACTTGTAGATCGCATCAAGGATCAGGATACTTCTTTACCGTGGGTGCAGTTAGGACTTATATGCTCACAAAGGGAGATTCCTGTATCCCATGTTGCAGAATTCTTCGGTGTTACAAGACAAACTGTTTACCACTGGTTCTTAAATAAAACTAAACCTCAGGAACGTTACTTAGAAAAGATCAAGGAAGCAATAGAAAAACTCCGTAAAAAATCTTTTTAAAGTGACCTTCCATGAACAAAGAATTTATAAAGGCAGTTACAGCCGACGGGGGATACTACGCCGTTGTCGGTATGTCGAAAGGCAAACTGCGAGAACAAAGATTTGTCGAGACACTCGATGAAGTAGAAGCAAAGGTAACAGAATTTGCTTCAAAAAATTGGGATGTATTCTTCGGGCTTGCTAAGTACGGCACACCTGATGAACGGACTCAAGCTAACGCTATGGCAGTCAAAGCCTTTTGGCTTGACTTGGATTGTGGCGACGGTAAAGCGTACCCCACTAAGGAAGATGCAATTGCTGACCTCGGTCGCTTTTGCAAAGAACTTAAATTACCAAAACCTACGATTGTAAGTTCGGGTAACGGGATACACGTTTACTGGGCACTATCTGCGGATTCAACTATAGATAAGTGGCATCGTGTTGCGGAGTCTTTAAAAGCTTTATGTGCCTTGCACGACTTAAAAGCTGACGCATCGGTAACTGCTGATTCGGCTCGTATCCTTCGTGTGCCTGAGACCTTTAACTATAAAGGTAGCGAACCCAAGAAAGTAGAAGTGCTTTTACAGGGTGGTGTATACGATTTTGAGGAACTAAAAGAGAAACTTGGAGAAGTAATACCCGTACCCAAAAAAGTACGCAGACCAATGGATGCCGTTACCAAGGCACTCATGGGCAATTACATCAATAGGTTTTCTACGATTGTTCGCAAGATTGAAGAGGATAAAGGGTGCTTGCAACTCAAGCATATGATTGAGAACCAAGCCACGCTAGAAGAGCCATTGTGGAGAGCGGTGTTATCAATACCAGCTTTCTGCGAAGACGCAGATACAGCTATACACGAAGTATCTAAGGGGCACCCAGGTTACTCCCCACACGATACAGAAGATAAGGTTGCGTTAATTAAAGGACCGTACACTTGTGCAACATTTGAGAAGATACGGGCAGGTGGTTGTGAAGGTTGTATCCATCGTAATCAGATTACATCACCAATACAGATTGGGGCAGAGATTGCCCGTGCAAGCGAAGAAGACAACGAAGTAGTAGAGAAGAGCGAAGTATTCCAAGAAGAAGTTACATTCAAGATTCCGTCACTACCATTCCCATATTTCCGTGGCAAAAATGGTGGCGTCTATAGAGAAGCGTTTGGCGATGAAGAAGAGCCAACATTAATTTATGAGAACGATTTATATCTAGTTAAACGCATCATGGACGATGGTTCAGAAGCGTTGAGTTTGAGATTGCACCTTCCAAAAGACGGTGTTCGTGAATTTACTATGACCTTGACCGATGCTATGTCGAAGGACGGGTGTCGAGCCGCTCTCACCAAACAAGGTGTTGTAGCGTTGCCAGGGAAACAGATGGACGCATTGATGGCTTACATCGCTAGATTTACTAAGGAGTTACAAATGACTATGCAATCAGAAATCGCCAGCGTTAGATTTGGCTGGAGTGACGATGATAGTAAATTTATCTTGGGTGAGCGGGAGATAGACGACACAGGCAGTATGATCTTTTGCCCACCATCTACCGTTACTAGAAACACCGCACCGCTTCTTCGTAAGAAGGGCGACCTTGACCAATGGAAGAAAGTATTTAACTGCTATGCGGAAGAGGGTATGGAAGCAAATGCGTTCGGTGCTTTATGTGCGTTTGGTGCACCGCTGTTTAAGTTCACCAACCATCGTGGAGTGCTGGTTAACTACGTATCCAAAGAGTCAGGCACAGGTAAGTCAACCATCCTACGGGTCTGCAATAGTGTGTATGGACACCCTGATAAGCTAATGCTTCACGCGGAAGATACTAAACTGTCACGTCTCCATCGCTTGGGGGTTATGAGTCATCTACCCGTCACAGTTGATGAGATTACCAATATGAAACCTGAAGAGTTCTCGGACTTCGCATATGCCATCACACTAGGAAGACCACGCAACCGTATGCAGTCACAGGTAAATGCTGAGCGTTTGAATATGGCAGAGTGGGCAACCATAGTGCTAGGTAGTAGTAACGCATCGTTCTACGAGAAGATTCAGCAGATTAAGTCCTTGCCTGAGGGCGAGTTGATGCGGGTATTTGAAGTAAAAGTATTTGGTAACGAGAAGCTAACCAAAGAAACCGCAGACGAGCAGTTCTCCTTGATGTTTGATAACTACGGTATTGCAGGTGAGATTTATATGCGATACGCAGTACCAAACATTAAAGATATGCTCAAGTTCATGACCGAGGTGCAGACTCGGTTTGATAAAGAAGTATGTGCCACAAACAAAGAACGCTTTTGGTCAGCCTTGATTGCATCCGTTATGTCAGGTGGGCACTACGCTCAGCAGTTAGGATTGCATGACTATGATTTAAAACGTATCTACGCATGGGCACTAGAGATGGTTACTTATATGCGTGCTGACGTGGAAAGCCTAAAAGCCGACCATGACATGATCCTATCTGACTTTATTAGGACACACATTAACAACATCTTAATTATTGACGACGGCATTGACAAACGACTTGGCATGGCAAAACCTGCCATCCGTGAACCACGAAACGAATTGCGTATCCGCCACGAGCCTGATACCAACTTGACTTTTATACCAGTAGAAGAACTAAGAAATTGGTGTGCCCAGCGTCAGTTGTATTACAAAGACCTGATTTCCGAATTAAAGGATAAAGGTATTTACGTTAGAAACGAAAAGAAACGCCTTGGAAAAGGCACCGACATCCCTACTCCACCATCGTATTGCATCGTGTTGGATTCGAGCAGAGGACATTTTATTGACATCTTAGACGGAGAAAAAAATGAATTGGAAAACAGCAAATAACAAAGACGAGTCTGTTGACGTAGTGAATCAACCCCCACACTATAAGGTAGGGGGTATAGAAACGATTGATTACCTGCAAGCTAAGCTATCTCCAGAAGCTTTCAAAGGATTCTTACATGGCAATACGTTGAAGTATCTTAGCCGTGCGGACCACAAAGGTAACGCTATGGAAGACTTTAAAAAAGCACAGTGGTATTTAAATAGGTTAGTGGAGGCTGGCGATGAGAATGAGTGAACTAAAACCTGTTGGGGTGCGTAAATCTATTAGCGATTTATGTGCGGCTACGTATTCGTGCTTTCCTATCGGACCAAAATCTTCATCTAAAAAGACATGGCTAAAAGACAAGGACTTATACCTTGCTGATATAAGCGGCACCGAACGAGTAGTTACCCCAGTATATTTTTTGACCGACATGAATAAAACTGTGTATATGATGGACGCAGTAACAGGCAGTATGTTCACCATTAAAGGTGGGAGATGTTTGACTTCTGACCGACTTGAGATGCACGGGTTTGTAAAGGAAAACGGGCTTGATAAACGACTAATGAAAGTTAGAAGCGAGCAATTCTTAGGGGGTGACGAATGAAAGATAC